CCTATGTACTCTTACAACAGGATGCATCCTGCGAATCCTCAACTGTTGTCGGTTCCTTGGAACACTACTTCAGAGTCCCCTGTGTTTTATGACAATGACTACGCGCGAGACAACGTTGCGTTTTCCATTTGGTCATCTGGGTACTCTGACCCTAACCAGGCTTATTCTGCTGGCATGCATCTGTACGTCAGTGGTGGCGAGGATTTCACTCCTTTCGTCTATCTTAACGTCCCAACGGTTTACGTTACCAATACCGAGTTCTCTCCGAGTTCCGACAGGTCCTTGGACACAGCTGCCATATCTTTGTGGTACTGATCGAACTGACCGCTTACCGTCCGCCATGACGTGTATTGGCTACGGCTTGGGGGTTTAGTGACCCCATAGCTTAAAGAAACGAGCAGGTTTGCCTGCCACTCTGCACCGATTATTCGGATGTGATGGTCGTATAAGCGACCGATTTTTCTGTTTTTAAGAACAGTGCTATCGAGGTGGCCGATATGTCACCTGCTTGGTTAAAGTGACCACAACAACCCGTTCTTTTGACGTCATGAAAATTGAGATGATTTTCAAGGACAGCGCCCCACGCCAGATGTTGACTCTTTTGTCTATGCTGGTTGGTACTGGGTATGCGACCGCTGGGTCGTCTGCTGTAACCGTTAGTCACTCGGGCGCGTTTGTCGACGTTCACCCTGTGCCCCGAGGGGTGGTGGACTCCATTCGCGTTGACAGCTCGGCGAAATTCCGTGCTCGCGGCTTTGCCGCACCCTCTGACTCTGTCAACCCTCTCTTTGAGAGCAATGTTGGCCCGGACGACAAGTCCAGGGCCCGCGGTTTTTCCGCACCTTTCGATGCCGGCATCCGTGCCGACTTCCCCCTTCTGCGCCTTATTCACGGCTGCTGCTTGTGGGGCACTTTTTCTCTTACCAACTCATCCGATGACTTTATCGTTGATCCTTCTACGCAGTGCCCCGCTCCTCCCAACCACACCCCCCCGGTTTATAGCTCTTGGGGTCTCTTTTTTGAGATTCTTTTCACGCTGGCCGGTGTGATGTGTGTTTTCGTCTTCAAGATGATCATGTTTACCAGTTACCAGATGCTTTTGATCTGGCACATCAACAACAAGTACAACCTCATTTCCGCGCATTTGGTCCGGTTTGGAATTTCCCAGGCCGACAAGAGGCGCCTAACAGGCACAAAGCGCGCACCGCGCTTTGCACATGACTTCGATTTTGTGCTGTTTCTCATGCACCTCAAAACCCGAAACGCCAAATACCTGCTTTCGCAGTTGCTTTGGTTGACTCATTACGTGACGTTTTTGCTCAGCCTGTGGCTGGCTTTTGCCAAGTATTCACTCAGTTTCTATGGGTGCTCCATCGACGTGACCCTTTTTGGTGTGAACTGTTATCTCCTTGTTGAATTGCAGCTTGCAGTTACTCTCTGTGGGGTCGTTCATGGGGTGTTCCGGGTGTTTGTTTTTCC